CAAAAGGACACCAGTGGAGGCGTTCCCTATGCATCGAGTACCAAGCTGATCTTGGTGCCCTTTTGGTGGAGTAGCCGGGTACTGCCCCCGGGTCCAGCTCGTCGTTTGAATTGCTTCAACGTTACATGTATATTTATAACATGTTTAGAGGAACATGTCAACCTTTTTCTGTATTTAATTTGCCTTGTTCATATTTCATCATTAGAGCGTAGAGGTCATCTGTTTTTTTGAGTAGACCGTTTGGTTGTACAACAAAAACATCTCCGGGCTTATAAAGATGACTACCTTTGTATGTGCCATCTTTTCTTAATCCCATAACTTCACCAGGCCAATCACCTCGAACAGTAAAGTGTTCTCCAACTTGTTCAATTGTATAATCCACCCACATCATTTACCAGAATCCTAAAGTCCTACCATTGCCTGCTATAATCATTAGGCAAGTCACTATATGTAATACAAACCACGGTGTTCTAATAATCAAATGTATGTGGTCATCTTTTTTATCATCATTGTATGCACTACTACCCATAGCCTTGCACCAATATTTCCATATACTTTTAACCATCATCACACCGTGATCTGTTAATTACATTGCGTTCTTTTTGTCTTGTACTTCTTTTCTGCGTTCTTTGGTAAGTTTACCTAGATCACCTAGTGCTTTTCTAGCTCTAGTTGCTGCAGCTTTAACGCCTTTTTCTTCAAATGTTGCATGTTCTGCAAGATAGTTTTGATACGCTTGTACTATTTCTTCATGTACGTTCATGTTATTCTCCTTTATTTAATTATTATACGAAATTTTTTTCAGTTTGTCAACCTTTTAATCACCTACAAAGACATTTCCAGATCCGCCTGCTGTAACAGGAGCACAATGAGCACCACCTAGTGGCACACATAGATTATCTGGATTTGCATTTTCAGGTGTATTGTTGACAACAAGTTTATTATTAATATAAACTTTGTTATTTGCGGCAATAAGTTCGCCGCCGCCGTGTGTGTTTGGGTCTCCATCTACAGAGACTAACAAATTATTTGCATATACATTTGACTGTCCTGTAACAGTTGTAGTTGCACCGCAAGCTCTTCCGTCAGTATCTCTATGGATGGCCACACTCATTATATTGCAATACCTGAGGTTGTTGCAACATATTGTTTGCTTATTTCGTCTTGTGTTTTTGATACACAAGACACAGATGCTGTTCGCATCATAAACTTGTTATCTGGGTTTACACTAAACATATACGGTGCTAAACCTAAACCTTTTTCTTGTGCAATAAGCACCATTGGTTTTCTTAATGTATAGTGGTTATCATCTTCTGATTCAAGTCGAGCTACAATTTCTTCGCCCGAACTTAGTTTTAGAGATACAGTATCTCCGTTTTTATATGGTATTTCAATTAACATTATATTGTGTGTCCTGTGCCGTTGTAACTAGTAGATTCGATATATTCCATCATGCCTTCATACCCGCCAACTTTATGTTCTCCAATTCTAATTTGTGGGAATGTTTTTGCTGTTGGGAACTGTTCGAATAGTTCGTCTCGAGTAAAGTCAGCATCTAATGTATAGTACTTAAACTTATATCCTCTAGCTTCGACCCAGGCCTTTGCTTTTGTGCAACTCGGACAAGCCGGCTTGCCATAGATTTCTATCATAAACTGAATCCTTTTAGTGATTCCGTGTCCACGTCTTGCTTGATGCCGCCAATAATATATGACTCTACTTCTGTCTCTTGTGGAGCAACTTGCAAGCCTGAGCTAGATAGCCAGTGCTGTGTCCAAGGTAGTGGGTTAGTATTAACTGGAGCATCGAATATTGCATCCATGCCCAGGGCCTTTAAACGACGGTTAGCAATGTACTCTACGTACTGATGTAATAGTTTAGAGTTTAAACCAATCATGCTACCATCTTTAAATAAGTATTCTGCCCAATCTTTTTCTTCTTCAACACACTCACGCCAAAGATCATAAACTTCATCTTGACACTCTTTAGCAATACTTGCCATCTCCGGATCGTCTTTTCCTTGTGTCCACAACTTTATTATGTGTGTGCTTAGTGCTAGGTGTTGTGCTTCATCACGAGCAATTAATGAAATAATCTTTGCACTGCCTTCCATTAGTTTTAGTTCGCCAAAGCCAAATGTACATGCAAAGGATACATAGAAACGCAAGCCTTCTAGAATGTTTACAGTTTGCATAGCAAGATATAGTTTCTTCTTAACATCTCGCATGTTTCCTTCTTTGCGATGTATAAATGCATCAGCGGCTTCTGTAAATTCATCATAATGTTTTGTAACACTCATTGCTCGTGCAATAATCTTTTCATCATCTAATATTGTGTCAAACACTTCGCCTGGATCAGCATATACATTTTTCATGATGTGTGTATAACTGCGACTATGTATAGTTTCAAAGAAGTCCCAAGTAACAATACATCCTTCTAGTTCAGGTAATGATACATGCGGCAAAAATGCTAGACATGGACCACGTCCTTGTACACTATCTAATAATGTTTGATATTTTAAATTAGCAGTAAAGATGTGTTTCTGCTCTGGACGAAAGTTAGCAAAATCAGCCCTATCTTTTTGTAGGCTTACTTCTTCAGGTCTCCAAAAATAACCAAGCATTGTTTGATTAAGTTTATCGAACACAGGAAACTTAAACGTATCGTAACGCTGTGTGTTTTGATCTGCTCCGAAGAACATATTTTGTTTTGTGAAGTCTACTTTTTCACGGTTAAAAACTGTCTTTGCCATGTGTCTCTTTCCTTAGCTATTTGTATAGTATAACACCTTTAATACCCTGTGTCAACTATATATTGCATGCCTCGCACTCTTCTTCGTCACCAATTTGTAATGTAGCAGGTTGTGTCTCTGCCACATTATCGTGCCAACCTAAAGAATGTGCTGGTTCATCGTCGTCTGTTTTATAATCGTATGTATTTTGATAATAGGATGTCTTCCATCCCATCTTGTATGTTGTTAACAAGTCATTCATCATTACACTCATTGGAACTTCGTTGTTTTCAAAGTGTGTAGGATTGTAACTCCAGTTGCCACTGATTGCTTGATCAAAGAACTTTTGCATTACAGCAACTATATTGATATAACCTGTATTGCTAGGCATGTCCCATAGTAATGTATAATGGTTCTTTAGTGTATTATACTGTGGTACAATCTGCTTAAGAGGCCCTTTCTTGGACTTCTTAACGGACAAGTATCCCCTAGGTGGTTCGATTCCATTTGTTGCGTTCGACACAACGGAACTGCTCTCTGAAGGCATTTGTGCGGACAATGTTGAGTGCCGTAAGCCGTGCTCGAGTATGTTCTTACGTAAAGTATCCCAATCATAATTTAATTTATTCTTTACTATGCTGTCGACATCACTTTTGTATGTATCGATAGGTAATATGCCTTCGCTGTATTTAGTGCGATTGAAGTATTCACAAGCACCACGCTCCTGTGCTAACTTGTTTGATGCTTTTAACAAATAGTATTGAAATGCTTCTGATAAGTCGTGTACAAGTTTCCATGATTCTTTATTATCATAATGTACCTTGTGCTTTGCTAGATAATGTGCAAGTCCAATGTAACCTATACCTAGTGAACGTCTTGCCTTTGTACTAATCTCAGCCGCTTTAATTGGATATTTCTGATAGTCAATAATTTCTTCTAATGCTCTTACTGCTAATTCACACAATTCATCCAAGTCATCTAAGTTACGTAGAATACCTACATTGATAGCACTAAGGATACACAATGCAATCTCGCCGTTCTCATCATCAATGTGTTCTAAAGGTTTAGTAGGTAACGTAATTTCTTGACATAAGTTACTCATGTAAACTGTATCTTTAAATGAGCTATGCGTATTACAGTGATCGACATTCATAATGTATATACGTCCTGTTTCAGCACGTTCTTTAATTAATGCTGAAAACAGTTCCATTGCTGATACAGTCTTCTTTTTAATACTTGTAGCACGTTCGTACTTTTCGTATAGCTCTTGGAACACTAGTGGGTCACCGAAGTATGCTTCATACAAGCCTGGAACATCGTGAGGGCTAAACAATGTAATGTCGCCGCCCCCGAGCAACCTTTCGTACATTGTCTTGTTTAATTGAATTGAATAGTCTAACTTACGCACTCTGTTGTCCTCTGTACCTTTGTTGTTCTTTAGTACAAGGATGTCTTCAATCTCTTGATGCCAGAACGGGAAGTGTGTAGTAGCACTGCCACCACGTACACCATTTTGTGTACAACAACGTACTGTTGCTTCAAACTTCTTTAGAAACGGGACAATACCTGTGTGTGCTACTTCTCCGCCCCTAATGCGTGAGTTGACTCCACGGATTCGTCCTGCGTTGATTCCAATGCCTGCCCTTTGCGCCGTATAACGTCCAATAGACATATCGCTGGCAAAGATGCTATCAAGGGTATCGTTAGCGTCAACAAGAACACAACTTGCAAACTGCCTAACAGGGGTCCGGACCCCTGCCATGACTGGCGTTGGGATATTGATTTTAAATAGTGAGGTCGCGTCATAGTATCTCCTTACATAATGTAATCTGTCCTCTTTAGGATAGTTAGCAAACAGAGTTGCTGCTATCATCATATACATATACTGTGGGGTCTCAAAAAGGCTTCCGGTACTTCTATCTTGAACAAGGTACTTGTCAACTACTTGACGCAAGCCTGCATAGGTAAAGTTCTCATCACGTTTATGATGCATATATGAATCTAATCTAGAAAGTTCGTCATCATTATAAGAATCTAAAATTGACTTGTCATATATACCTCTTTCAATGTTTAGCTCAATCATTTCTTTTAGGGTAATAACATTATCATAGCCACCAAATACTTGTTTGTATACTGCATATGATAGCAACCTGGCCGCTGCATATTGATAGTTAGGTGCATCTAGATTGATAAGGTCGTTAGCACTTTTGATTAGTATTTCTTGTATTTCATCAGTACTCATTTGGTCATAAAATTGTATATTTGCATTCATTTCAATTTGACTGCTACTAACACCAGCTAGTCCTTCACACGCAAATTCTACTACTTTATGTATTTTTTCTATGTCCAGTCCTTCTTTTTGACCTGTGCGTTTGACTATGTTGATGTTAATTCCGTTTGACATTTTTACCTCTTCGTTAATTTAATATTTAGTTTAGCTTCGGCAAACTATAGCGTTTTTCGATAGCTATATTGCCTAACTGCTTTATTTCATTTTTAATATTACTACTATTTTGATTAACAGTAATAACATCAGACTCAATTTGCAACACATACATTGTATTAGATTTTTCAATATCTGTACCAATATATATCTCAAAGTCCTTACCAGTAAAACGATTAGTTAACTGTAAAGAATAACACACTCCTAGTAATTTACAAAAGTTACAGTACTGATTTTCTGCAACTAATTGCCAAGGTGTAGGCCAGGTGCTTTGATCCCACGGGTCAGTATGTATACTCACCTGAGGAGCGTTATCGTAATAGTTAGTTGCTTCTTGTATTGGATTTTCGCAAGTTTCTAATGTCTTACGAAAATCACTCCAGGAGGCTAACCGGTCTTCATACTTATGTTTATAGAACATTTAGATTATGTTACTTTGTTTACACCTGATTGTGAATTTCATCTCTGCTATTAAGTTCGTACTTGTTATATTAACAGAAATTGTTTCATTTGTCAAGTCCGAATTTTCATCAATTAACGTTGCGTTAAAAATAATATCATCTTCGTATGTTGCGTTTCCTGAATAGTTATAGTCATCGGCAACCGTAACAGCGCCAGTGCCAAAGTTTTCTTGTGTAATGGTTAATGTTCCACTACGTACTGCTTCAAAATTTGTAGCAGTAATTAGGTAATCAATTTCATATGACTGGTGTTCACTTCCTGGAAGTCTAAAAGTCTTAACATTTGTACCCTGACCTATAGCAACAACGCTGTGGTAACCTTGTGTATATATACTGTTGCCTTCTACTTCGGGTACATATGCAACATTGTTTATGAACTCTTGATTATATGAAAGTGCTTGTGTTCTACTAAAATAATCACCGTCACTGTTGTTTGTGTTTTTATTAAATTTTATAACACTTGTTTGAGGCTGTCCTTCTGTGCCTGCTTCGTTGCCACATGATGTGAACTTGTTTGATTGGCTATGATTGTATTCGCCTTGTTCGATATAGATAGCTTGTTTGTTTACTTTATTAAAAGTACTATTCGATATATTATTTTTTGAAGGTCCAGTTAGTTTACCTGATCCACCTAGTGTCATCCCTTTACCAAATGTAATTCCGTATCCAAGTGTATCAAAAGAACACTTATCAAATATGTTATTGTTGATATCCCATACAGATTCAACAGCATAACTAAAACCTGTAACTCTAACATTTTGGAATGTATTGTTTTTTGTTTCTATACTGCCACTTAAACTTGACATTTGAATGCCAATATTAGCATCTACTAAGCTGTCAGACTGTGTCCAAGCTCCAGTAACATCTATATTATAGAAGTAACTATTTGCACAACTTTGTAAATCTATACCTTTATTAGTTGCAGTAGTATCTAGTGTAAGATTTTCAATGCGTAAATTCTTAGACTGTGTTACACTTGTAGGTGCATAATTTGGTGAACCTGGCGTACTAGAACTTGTAACAGTATCAAATATGGGTCCAGCACCAGAATTACGTATAATAGTTTTGTCTGGTCCAGCACCTACGATGTTTGCTTGCGGCGGAATGTGTATTGTGCTAGTTATTGAATAGATACCTGGTTCTAAATATAAAACAACCTTGCTTGATTCATTTGCTTTTGTTGCATCGTTTAAAAATAATTGATCAACTGCTCGTTGTAGTCCTACTGTTGCATTGTCACTGGCTATACCAGTAAGACCAAATGCTTTTATACTTACAATGTCATCTAATCTTGATTGCAGTGTTCTCTCTATAGGACTTGCACTTGATGATCCTGTTTGTAAGTAACCATCTGCTACACGATATGTATATGTATCAGCTAAACTAAAGATATCATCATACTGTGTGAGAATTTTTGTATTACCTACTGCTGGCGAACCTTCTGCAACACTGCCGTTACCAATGTATAATTCACGACTGTCAATTGCCCAACCTAGTTCTCCGCTAGAGAGTTGCGGTAAACCTGCACCTACATTCTTTTGTCCTCTTCGGACTTGTATACGCGATATTTGTACGACTGCCACTAGTTTCTCCTACTTGTTTAATGTATTTATGCTAGTGTTTCATAATATTTGTATACTCGTTCATACCATTCATGTTTCCATTCGTCATACTCATGTGGCCAAAGATCAAACTGTTGATAGGTTTCTCCACCTAGTTTCATTCCGTCGTCTCCTCGACTACACATAAAAACATGTCCTTCACGTATGTCAGTTCCGTATACTGCATTATGTGCTTCTGCATAAGCTACCATCTGCAGGTAATAATCTATTACCCACTCTGGCTTCTTTGGTTTATTAGTTTGTTTAAAATCCATAATGCAGGGGTTGCCTTTATACTGTCCAACTAGGTCAGTGGTTCCTGCATATAGTTGTGGAACGTATAACTGTACTTCGCTACCCCATATCTCATCTACATCGACCATTGCTTTATCTCGTATAACCTCTGCCATACAGTGTGCTTTTATTGCAAATGGATTAGACCCTGGAGTAGGCCATTTGCCAAACTCAACATAGTCTTCAAGATACTTGTGCATCCGGGTACCAACACCCGCGGCTTCGGTAACAATCTCTTGTGCTTTAGTTTCACCTACCCTCTTGCGCCAGGCGATAAGGTGTGTCTTATCTTTAGTAGCGTCAAGAATAGTTGTGACAGAGGCTACTGCATTTCCGTCGGGGGTTAGGTATTTTCGCTTACCCTCTATCTGTTTTCTATGTATGGGTTGGTAGTTGTACTTGTTATTAATTAGACTCATCAGTATCCTCATATTCGTCCCAGCGATCCATAAACGGATCAGACATAAAATACGGATCAACTGTAGAGTTGGGATCATCTTCAGCAGTAATTGTTTTCACTTCAGGAACGAAGTGTTTTACCATATTCTCAACACCCAGCTTTAGAGTAATCGTGCTACTTGCACAACCACTACATGCACCGCCAAGTATTAAACTTAGATGACCATCATCATAACTTACAAAATCAATAACACCGCCGTGGCTTGCCACCGCCGGTTTTACATTTGTTTCTATAATAGCTTTAATTTGTGTAATTATTTCTTCATTGCTTCTTTCAGCCATACGGTTTCTCCTAGTGTCTATATATTATAGCACCTTTGTTTTACATTGTCAAGTATTAAATTTTGTCGCCTAAATCCGTAGCTGATTTAGCCATTTGTGATACTGCATCACCACCAGCATCTTGCTGAGGTGTATCACCTTTTGATACTGCTTGTGCAGTCTTAGGCTCAATGCCTTTTTCGTTGAAGTTAGTTACCATTGTTTTAACTCTGGCATCTGTATCATATGCAGCTTTGAACGTACTATAATCGAATTGCTCACCACCTACATTTTGCATAAGTTTGTTAAGGTCTAAGTTCTTAGATCCTTTTCGTATTGCTTCTTTAGTAGGTTTTTCAAAGTGTAAGTATACTGATTGATTTGCCTGGTCAGCACTATTAATAACAGTTCTTAAGATCTGTACAAGTTTACTTGCTGATTGATTAGGCTCTGCCTCGAGTATAATTTCAGACACTCTCATGTCTAATCCTTACTTCTTTGTTGAAAGAATTGTGCCTAGTCTGCGACTAGTTTCTATCATTTTCTTTTTGGCTATTTTGCTTTCACGCTTTTCACGTCCAGCTTCTGCTTCTCCACCTGCGGCAGGTTCTGCCGCTGCAAAGTCGTCTTCAGCTGCTTCAGCATCTATTGTTGGCTCCATCTCAGCATCTGCTGCTGGTTCAGCGTCCATTGGCTCTTCTTCACCACCCATAGGAATTGCGCCACCTTCACCAGTCATTTGTGCAACACCAGCTGTTAATGCTGCTCTTGTTGCTTCAAGTGCTGTGTATAAACTTTCAAGTCCTGGTTTTACTGTACCTATAAATGTTTCTGACTGTGCTTGACCCATTTCATCACGTATTGCATCGCCTAGCTCTAACATTGACTCAGCTTGCATTTCTGCTGTGTCTTCCATCCAACCTGTAACTCTGTCAACCATGTCCTTAGAAGCCATAACAATTTCTGCTTTGTCTTCTTCACCTTCTAGTAGTGATGTAAAATAATTATCTATAATAGCTTTTCCTTCATCAATGTACTTGCTTTCGGGAGTCTTCTTCTTAGCAATAGCAGCCTGTAATCCTGCTGGTAATTTTTTTTTGTTTTGCA